ACAAAGGTCCAGCCGGCGAATCAGAACTTGGGGTCTTATGCGATCGTGGAGTCGGGCGTCAACTCCCTGGGCGTGACGACCACCGGGTCCGTGCCCGCAGTGACCCAAAGTCCGTTTGCGGACCTGTATAAGGAGGGGTCGGTGTATTTCAACGGAACGGTCGGTAATTACTTGCAGAATACGGCGACATACTCGAACAACTCTATCAACTGGTCTACGGCAGGGCTAACGGTGGAGGCATGGGTCAACTACCCGACGTTCACGGGGGCATCGTTGCAAGGGACTGCACCCGCCGGTATGCAAATACCAACTCTCTTTTGTTACGGCAGCCCAACATCGTTTGTCGCCAACCCGTCATTCGGCGCGAACGTGAGTGGTTACGTAACTTTTTATTATTATAATGGAACTTTCCAGACAGTCACAACCCAGACTCAGATTAGCGCCAACACTTGGAATCACATCGCCGTGACGTGTTCGACCTCCGGCCAAATCTTCTTATTCATCAACGGCGTCCAATCCCAAGTGGTCGCGAACCGCAACGGAACTCTTCAGAGTGCTGCATATTTCGAGTCTGTACAAGGGACTATTACGACCCCAGTGAGTCCCCTCGTGATCGGACAATTGAATTCCGTGGCCGTCAACGCCTACGTCGCCGATCTGCGCCTCACGACCGGCACGCCAGTCTACACGGGCTCTACGAGCTCGTACGCCACCTTCACCGTCCCTTCCGCCCCTCTGAGCCTCGCAGCATCGGGCACGACCCAGTTCCTGCTCCGCGCCGGCCAGAACAGCCCCACGATCCAGTCGGGCGCCTTGACGTTCGACCGAGGGCTCAAGCAATTCATGAATTTTGGCGCGCAAAATTTTAACATAGCGACGCGCGGGTTCACGGCTGTGTTCCGGTACACATGGAATGGGACGGTCTCGAATTTTGAGCGCATTTTCCAGGCGTCATTGTCCAAGGCTGATCAGAACAACAGTATCATCATAGTCAGAAACGGCACGTCGGCACAGTTGTATTTTCAGTACGTGGTTGGTGGCGCGTATGCACCCACCACTGTCACTTCAACGCTTTCACAAGGAACAACCTATACCGTAGCCTTTGTGTACAACCCAAGCGTCGGTTCGGGAACTGCACAGTTCTGGGTCAACGGTGCACCCTCCGGCTCGGCCACGACTGGTCTTGCTACGACAATCACAACGGATCTCCTGTGCCCTTTTACGTTCATTGGGTGCGAGTTCTCTGGAGCCGCCTACTTCACCAACGCCTCCATGAACACTTTTGCCGTCTACAACCGCGCCCTGTCCAACGTGGAGATACTGAACGCCTATAGCGCCTTGACCACCGCGACAACCAACGCCCCCATCGAGATCGGCGACTCCAACGGGACCCCGGCCCTGTCCATCGCGGGCGACGGGCGCGTGAGCGTGACGCAGCTCGGCCAGACGTCCAATGTGGTGCCCTGGCCGCCGAGTGCGATGACGGGGTACGACACGGTGATCAACGGGGGGGTTTATAAGGCGAGGGCGTCGAATGAGTTCAACTCTAGTTACCCGGCTTGGTACGCGTTCGATAAGAGTTCGAGTACCGGGTGGGCAGGTCAGTCGGGTCAATACAGTGCATCGGGTGTTGCTCCATACTTGTACGCCGGCTCCAACCCACCCAAGACCCTGGACGTGAACGGCACTTCTTTCAACGGCGAATGGCTTCAAGTTCAAATGCCCTCGGTCGTAACCCTTTCATCATATTCCATCTATTACAACACTCTCTCTGGCTGCCCGAGCCTCTTCTGGGTTCTCGGAAGCCGTGATGGAGTCAACTGGGTCTTGGTTGATTCCCGAGTACAACTTCAACCGGGATCCAGTGGATACATCACGTTCACACTGGCGTCTGCACCTTCCCAGAGTTTCGGATATTATCGTCTCGCGGTTGGTGGGCTCACGACAACTGGTGGTACTGTGAACGTGTTCGAATGGACCCTCTACGGCACCGCCGACACCGCCCAGACCCTGACCGTGGCCCAGCCCGTCACGTTGAGCTACGGCGCGCAGACCGCGTCTCTCACGGGCATCGCCGGGGACAGGTACGTGCCGCAGGACTTTTCTTCGTCTGGATTGAACGTGCCGGCCTATGTGGTGTCGAACACGGCGACCGTGGCAAATACCGTGGCGTACTCGAGCTTCGGGCCGTTTGCAGGTGAGGGGTCTGTGTACTTTCCGGGTGCCGCCGCATCTTCCGGGGCCTATATCAATTTTCCGGCGGGCACACCAGCCGCTTCCATGACGCCCGCCACGGCATTCACAGCCGAGACATTTCTTTACTTGGCCGGGACACCAACACCGACATACTGTGGTGTTTTTGATTCAGTCAGTGGTCTTGGTGGTTCTGATAATTGGGGAATTAACTTGAACGGAACAAATGCTACGTTTTTCATTTGGCCTACTTCGGGTAGTCCCGCTCAGATTACAGGTTCAGCAACTCTCATTAATACTTGGTTTCATATAGCCGCTTCTTACGACGGAACTACACTGCGTCTATTTATTAACGGCGCGCTTGCAAATAGCACTTCTATGGTAGGAACGCCGAGGCTTATTGCGGGTTCCATACTCGTGGTCGGAACCAACGGTATTTTCCGTACAGGGTGCCCCATGTACATGGCGGACGCTCGGATAGTCACGGGAACTGCTCTATACACGTCCGCATTCACCCCACCGACCGCCCCCCTCCAGCCCATCCAGGGAGTGACACAGGCCGGCCTGCCTTACGGGACTGTCCTACTGCTACGGAACGCGCCCGCGCCCGGCCGAGTTCTGACGAGCAAATTCGGGGGGGCGAATTCTGGGGGGGTCAATGGTGCGCCATTGACCCTGGCGTTTCCACCCGCCGCCATGACCGGGTACGCCACCTCTTTGAATGCAGGGTACGGACAGGGCACCTACGTGGCGAGTGCGTCGAGTGAGGCTTCTACACGTCTGATTTATTTAGCTTTTGACAAGAGTGTAACCTCTGGATTTTGGCAGATTGCGACAGCTGCTTACACGGCCAACACCCCTTATTCTGGTTCGGTAGCGACCGTCGATGTGACAGGGACGTCATATTCAGGCGAATGGATTCAGATCCAGATGCCTTCGTCTATCGTGTTGTCGACTTATTCCGTCACGACGGATACTACGAACTCGCCTTCGAAGTGGTTCGTTTTCGGAAGTCGGGACGGAACAAACTGGTCGCTCGTGGATCAGCGGTCCGGTCAGACTTCCTGGACCAACCAGGTCGCTCAAACGTTCGCGACAAGTTCCAGTCAGTCGTACAACTTTTACAGATTCGTAGTGAATACGTCCATCGGGGTGCAACCCATGTTGTACGAACTCGTCTTCAACGGCACCATCGAGGGCCCCAACGTGACCGCGGACGGCCGGCTCGGCGTGGGCGTGTCGAACCCGGTTCAGGCCCTGGAGGTTGCGGGGTCTGCGGTGGTCGCGGGGACTCTGAGCGCGGGGAATCCGTTGATGTTTAGGAACGCGCTGTACAACGGGGACATGAGGATCAACCAGCGGGGAATGGCGACTAACATGACATTTCTGACGGTTGTGGGTGCCACTAGCAACTTTTACGGTTTGGACCGATGGAATGTGCTTCGTGGCGGGAGTCAAACGGGTGCATGCGTTGGCCAGGGAACTCTGGCGACGACGGACGCACCATATTCTCAAGGTCTTCAGTACTTTCTGCGCTTTGGACGTGTGAATGGAGACACGGGAACGAATGGAATGTTTATAAATTATAATATTGAAACACGCGACTCGTACCGTTTCGCAGGTCAACCAGTGACCCTTTCCTTCTGGTACAGAACAGGGTCTGGGTTCAGTGGATCTTCCGTCGGTTCCTCGATTTTTTCGGGAACGGGAACTGATCAAACACTTCGAGGTGGTTATACAGGACAGACGACCCTGGTCACCCAAAGCTTCAACACGACAAATGCGTGGCAACTTGCGACGATGACTACATTCGTTCCCTTGACGGCAACTCAGGTGGGTTTCCAAATCAATTACACCCCCTCCGGAACCGCCGGTGGTTTCGACTACTTCGACGTGACCGGCGTCCAGCTCGAGAAAGGTTCCGTGGCCACCCCGTATGAAATCCGCCCCTATGCAACCGAGCTGGCGCTGTGTCAGAGGTACTATCAGGAAATTCCAAACATAAATGGTGAACACTTTTCTGGAACTGGTCGCAACATATCAACAAACAATGGAACAAATGGTACTTTAATTTGTACAATCCCATTACCAGTTCCAATGCGCGCTTCTCCAACCCCCACATATTATGGCGGGGGGACTACTGGCGGAGTCATTACTTGTGTTACTGGTTCGGGTGGAACTCAGGTGGAAAGAGACATTGCAGCATCAAATGTTAGTTCTCAGTCCATGTGTGGAATTATACACGGATTTAACATAACAAATGGTGGCGCTCTTCCAGTATCGGGTGGCGCATCTCAATGGATTGACATGGGTTGGGCGAATAATAAACGTTTGGGTATAACATTTTCCTCTGAACTGTAGAAAACCTCTTGACCATTACTAGATATGAAAGTCGCCATCGTCCTTCTGGACTCGCTTCAGATTCCGTATGTGTATGACGCCCCCGAGCCTTCTCAGGGAACGTACGGTGGCGAATGGGGCTCCCCGCAAGTCACCGTGCACCTCGAGGTCCCCGAAGGCCTAGACCCTCAGTGCCTCACGGCCGTCCGGGAAGGTGAAGAGATCACCCTGCAGGAAGACCCCGCCAAAGTCCAGGCAAAGCTCGACGCCCAGTGGACCGCCGTCCGCACCCAGCAGCGCCAGAAGCTCTACGAATCCGACTGGACCTGCAGCGTGACCGACTACGAGGTGCCCAACAAGTCCGAGTGGGTCCAGTACCGTGCTCAGTTGCGTGATGTGACGACTCAGACCGACCCGTTCGCGATCGAGTGGCCCCCGGCTCCAGAGGCCTAAGGGACTTTCAGTAAAATTCATAGACTCAATGGAGTCGGGCTCCGCCCAGTTCCATTGACTTTATGGAGTTCAGGCCATACGGACCTTTGGTACAATTTGAACACTACAGGTTTTTCATTTAGGTCATGGGAAAATTTTGAATTTCAAAAACGAATTAAGGGTGGGTAGGGTAGGGCTGACCGGCCCGAATTATAATGTTGGTCTTGTACCAGGACGGCCAGGATGACGGACACCATTATGATATGGCGGTATGTGGATGGTATACGCACGGTGCTTCACGGTGCCCAGGTCTCGACCCATTCCGTGCTCACCAGAAACCTCGCCCAGTACACGTGGTTCCAGCACGCCAAGACGCATCAGGTGTTCGCCACGAGGCTCGGGAAACGCGTGTACCTCCAGGACGTTATCAAGGGTTCCAAGGGTCCGTGGGCTCACGTGAATGGTGACGCTTGGGATTTCAGGGAGGAGAACCTCGTCAAGTCGGCCGTCAGGACGGTCAAGCGCACAGATGCTTCGTCCAAGGGTGTGGGGATCACGTACGTCGCGAGCCGTGAAAAGGGCAAGGCCTGGAAGGTGACTTTGACCGGGAAACTGATCGGTTATTTCAAGACTGAAGAAGAGGCTATGAAGGCCCGGCTTAAGGCTTTGATCACTTCAAGTCCTATGATTAAGTTTGTTCCGGAAGGAACGGACCCAGACGGGCCATCGGGTATGAAGGACCGGGCCTCGTACAGAGCTGAGGGTGGCCGTCCAGACGCATACCTGGACCCGGACGACGTCGAGGACACGCCCCTTGCACCTTATCCATTCACGTACGGGTCAGAACCTATAAAGGACCGTGACTACTGGAAGACCATCCCACCCCCTGGTACAATTTGAACACTGGGTGTTCAAGAGCCACCGCCCCTACTAGACCTTTCATTTCAATTTTAAAATTGATTCTTCCTTTCAATCTTAAAGTTGAAAACCCATAATGTACTTTTTGTACCAGTGAACCCGTCTTCACCCTGCCCCAAACAAATCTCCCTAGAGGGACGCCGCGCGTCCCGTCGCAAACTAATGTTTGCTCAGAGTAGATGAGTACGTTCAACCAAAACTCAGGGACGGCCGTTCCGACCCTGATAAACTCGTCCGCGGTCCTAGTGACCGGCAATGCAGTTTCATCGAACGCACTGACCGTGAGGCAGTTCGGCACGGGCAACGTGTTCAGCGCCCAGACGACCACCGGGTCCACGGCTCTCTTCGTGGGGGCGAACGGGAATGTGGGGGTGGGGACGACGAACCCGGGGTACACGCTAACGAGCGCCGGAACCATATGCGGCCCATACAGCTCCATTCCTCTTCTCGCGTGTTACGCACAGGGCTCGGGGAATTTCACATACGCGAACGTCATCAGTTGCTCTTACGTAAACTCGAGGGACTCTACGCAGATTTTCACACCTGGGAACGGTGGCAACGGTGGTGCACCCGTTATGACTCTTCAGGCGGGTAACTACGTCGGTATTGGCACTACGAGTCCATTGACGACTCTTCATATCGCCAGTGACAAGAGCCTGGGCCCGACGATTTATGCGGCTGACAATTCGAATCCGGGTCAATTGATCATATCGGGAGCTACAATTACGAACCGGAGACTCGGGCTCATGTACGACACATCAAACAACATAGCCCTGATTCAGTCAATGGAATACCTTACGGGTGCCAAACCCCTTATTCTCAATGGCGCCGGTGGCAACGTGGGTATCGGCACCACCGACCCCAAAGCCCCCCTAAGCTCATACACGACGCGTGCAGGTTATCCAGACGCGTCGGGCACGGGGTCGTCGAACGTCGTGGCGCGGATCCAGAGCGGCTCGATCTGCCTCGACTTCGGGTCCATCGGTGGGACCAACCCTTTTTGGATCCAAAATCACTTGAGCACGAACAACGCCACGAATTACCCGATCCTTTTGAATCCTAATGGAGGGAATGTGGGTATCGGGACGACGAATCCTGGGTACCTTCTGGACGTATCCAATTCAACCTCGTCAACAAGCACGAGTTTCTTGGGTCTGACAAATCCTTTCGTGTTTGGATTTAATACAGGTCTCAATATTGGTTCGAGCATAGTCTATTCGAGCCGGTGGCAAGGTGACGGCGGTTCGGGCGTCGTCGAAATGTGTAAGATCGACGGGCGTAAAGAAAATTCTGCAAACTACGGAGATTCATACCTGGCTTTTCAGACGCGCTATGAAACCGATCGTAATAATGGTGGGGCGGGGACGCTCACTGAGAAGATGCGCATTACAGGGGTGGGCCGCGTCGGCATCGGGACGACGAGTCCTTCCACGACTCTGTCGATTTTTCAAAACTTCAACGACAGCGGAACGGCTGCAGCCAGCATATACGATGCTCTCTCGTTTGATTCGTCACAGAACGCCAATTCCAAGGCGGTTCTGTGTTTCGGCTCGACCAACTCGGCGGGAGGTGGCGCGTCTGGAGGTGGCGTCTTTGCGATCAAGACGCGCCCACAATCTGCCGGTGGTGCTACAGCCCCCGTTGAACGCTTTCGCATCACGGATGGCGGCAACGTCGGCATCGGAACGGCGAGTCCTGGGTACCCTTTGCATGTAGCAACGTCACCAGTCTCGCTCAACGGCGTCGCGTTTCGATACTTCAACTACACAACAACTGTATTGACCCAGGCCAACCCGGGAAATCTCGGTATATCTATTTATGCACAGGGCGACGTTG